TATGGATCAAGATGCAGCCAAGGAGGTATTTCATATTGCTCAAAATAAATATACATTCGACGAGGCAAAAGATGTATGTGAAGAATACGGTGCTACATTGGCCACATATGATGAGGTCGAGCGCGCATACAACAACGGAGCAAACTGGTGTTCGTATGGTTGGTCCAAGGATCAATTGGCTTTGTTTCCAACGCAAAAAGAAGTATACAATGAATTGAAAAAATTACCTGGACATGAACACGATTGTGGTCGCCCAGGGATAAATGGTGGGTATTTCAATAATACAAAGGTGAAGTTTGGAGTAAATTGTTATGGTGTCAAGCCAAAAGCCAAGCCGAACGACGAATCCTATATGCACGCTTTGAACCACACTCCAAAAGTGAAAGACATGGCTACGCTGGAGCAAGTTCGTGCAAACCGGATTTCAGAATACATCGTTGCACCTTTCAATAAAAATAAGTGGTCTAAAGTATGAGTAGTTTTTTGCTGTAATTGGTTTTTCTAGACGTCTTTTTCTGAGTTTTATTACGTTTGGTTGCTTTAGGAAAGGGCATCTCATACACATGACATAAAAGGTATTCATCATTGAATGTAGAACAGTCGTATACCAATAGTGGCTCTCGAGTTGACGCTTTTATGATTTCCTTTTCTCCATGGTCTAACCCACAAGGCACTGTATAATCAGCTAACATTTATATACTATGGGTATATAAATGTTTATATTAAGTTAAAGATATTTTCAATTCTTCTCTTTGTTTTTTGTCTCTTTGTCTTCGCATAAACTCCATGAATTCTTTCACATCAAAGTTCTGATGATTGTCGTTGCAATATTGATTCAAGCAAGATTCTACATATTTCATGCTTAATTGTTGATATTGCCACCCTGATTTCTGAGTAATGGTATACTCATTTAACATGAACACTTTGTTCTGTACATTGGAACGTTTGAGAAAGTCAAGAACTTTCGTTTCCAACTCTTGTTTATCTTCACGTAGTTGCTGAAGTTGACGAGACAGAGCAGTACAAGTGTCATTTTTTTGAATCAACTGCGCTAGATCTTTTTTCAACTGTGCCTTAAAATCCATTATATACTACATTTATTTTTTAGTTCATACTTTTTTATTTTTTGCCCTTTTTGTCCTTTTTGCCTTTCTTTCCCTTTTTTCCTTTGCGAGTTTTCTTTGCGGTCTTGTTGCGAAACTTACGAGCCAAAATATGTTGAATGGCAAATAGTCCTAAAGGAACGGCGGCAGCTTCAAGAGCACCCGTCTTTTTCCCACCCTTGCGTTTCTTTAGCTGAGTGCGTCGTTTTTGTTTGTTGTTCTTTGTTTTGCGACTTTTATTTTGTTTGCCGCCACGAAAATCTTCGTGATAGTGATCATCATCATCATAATGCTCGCCTTCGTCTCCACCAGTCAATAGTTTGTTCATTATATATAGTATAAATATTTTAATTGTATATTGAGTTATTTTTATTTAAAAATACTATGGAATAATTCAAATAATGTATTTACAAGACATCTCATTTTCCCTCGTACACATTCAACCACCCAAAGCAATTGATGAAGATAAATATGTATTTGGTATTCATTATGAAAATGAATATACAAAACCAATCGTATTTCAATCTACACATCCATATCGTATGCTTGTAAAAAAGGATGAGTGTGAACTACATATCAAACATAAATCCGACCTTCGATTTTTCAACGAATTATACAACCATTTAAGGAATCAGCTCTATGAAATGCATGATCAATGGTTTGAAACTAAATTTGAACGAACTAAATATGATTCCATATTTAACAACTATTTATTTCCAAATATCGAAGAAAACGCCGTAAATATCAAATGTTCGATTGTAAATGGTGTTGAAATTGGTAAAACAGAATTGATTTGTCCAACGTTTGAATTAGTATCCATTGTATTTGATCAATCTTCTTTTTATATTACACTGAATCTAACACATATAAAGCCAATGAAAGAAGAAGAAGCCGCATCCCATGTTGCACCTCCTGAAGTAAAGTGTGAATTACAAGCAGAACAAGATACATTAAGCAATCAGTTTGATACAATTGATCATGAAGACCCCCCTTCTATTGAGTCCGAAAAAACAGAAGAAATAGAAGAGGTTCAATTAAAACACAATGGGGATTTAGAAGAGTTACCCCTTCAGTTAAATGACGAAGATTATTTTCTTGTTTTCAAGATCATACAATCCAATATAAAAGAAAACTTTTCGAAAGCATTAATAGACACATTTCAAACAAAGAAAATTGAAACAAAGAATATTAACATTCAAGATATTGTGTACGATAGTGAAGAAGATAGCGATGATGAATATTTGAATAATGATGATTTTGAACAAGAATATAACAATATGGTGAATTAAAATAAATTATTGTAAAAATATTTTATATTCTATTCTATATAATAATGAAACTTCCGAGTGTCGCAAAACTTTTTGGAAAACTTGTAAAGCCAAAAGGCAAGTTTTTAAATATTTTTATTCTTTTAGGAATTGTCGTTCTTGTGGGCATTTTGATGAAATACAATGGTCAAAAATTATCTTTACATGACGGAATGAGCAACCCATTTTCGAATGTTGGAACCGTTGAATCGAGTGCTCCGGTACAAAGTGATGCAACACCATCCGTTCCGGTCCCAGGAGCGACACCAGTAGCGACAACGGACGGCGAACAATTTCTTGCAGTAAACGGTTTAACCTCGGGTAAAAAACCAACGAACTCTTGCAACAATCAGCCCGTCATGGACCCAAAAGAATTACTTCCATCGGATAACAATAATGAATGGTCAAACATCATGCCAAACAATGATCTTAAGAATGTAGGAATGTTGAATGCTGGACACCATGTGGGAATCAACACGGTCGGTTCATCTCTTCGCAATGCGAATCTTCAAATTCGTTCTGAGCCTGTGATTCCTCAAACCAACATTGGTCCTTGGAACAACACTACAATTGAAGCCGATAATCTGAGAAGAAATCTCGAAATTGGTGGCGCGGAATAAATAATTAAATAAAAAATATAATATGTTTTTTATTTAAGATGATCAAAAGAGAAAACATACTCGGATATGTCATATTGTCTTTAGTGTTTCTCATTATTGCCAAAAGTTATTACGATATGGATTATTTCCAATTGAAATGTATTGTTTCAGACGTGAATGGAAGCAAATATTGTGTAAGAGAACGAGACAATATTGAAAAGGCCAGCGATTTATTGGCAACCACTACGGAAAAGTTGAAGCAGCTTGTGTCTCATTTAAGTGAAAAATACCCAGAACAAGACAATGTTCAACGTATTGTGCGTAATTTTAGACCAAACCAAATCAAAGAAATATTACCTACCAGCGAATATACTGCGTACAGTGAAAATAAAGGAGAAAAAATAGCATTTTGTCTCAGTAAGGTCGATAAAAAAGATGTGAATAATTTGATCGATGAAAATACACTCATGTTTGTGGCTTTACACGAAATGAGTCATTTAGCAAGCAAAAGTATTGGACACAATGATGAGTTTTGGACTAATTTTAAATTTTTATTGAAAGAATCCCATGCAATTCAAATCTATACTCCCGTAGATTATAAACAACACTCACAAGACTATTGTGGTATGACAATTAAAGACAATCCTTATTTTTGAATCGTTTACAATCAAATAACTTATGTTTTGTCTCGTTTACGAATTCAAAGGAGGTTATATATTTGTCCAAGTTTAAAAAAGTATCGCAATCATAGTCTTGTGGTAATATAGACAAATGTATTTCACTCAAATACTTTAGGTAATGCTGTAAGAAATATTCATACATCATTTTCCCACCAATCAACCAGTAGTCATCATATACAGTCATTTGAACAAATGTAATTACATCATTTGGACATGACAAAAATGTGATATTTGGATTATGACCATACTCTTCTTTCAGTGTCTCGTCTTGGGTAACGACAACACTATGTCTTTTACACAGCGGACGGTGATTTTTAGGAATACTCAAAAAAGTATTTTTACCCATGATGACACAATTGAATCCGTTGCCAATGGTTTTGTCTTTGAATTGTTTCATTTCACTTGGTATATTCCAAGGCAATGTATTTTCTTTTCCAATACCATTATGTTTATCACAACATACAATGATTTTTAGACATTTAAACATATAATAATGTGTACCAATAATATATATATGAGGAATCAAGTATTTAAATTGTATTTATTGAATCATGATGGAAATGTAAAAGAAATACACGTATTTGATAGCGAATCAAAGGATAATACAGAACATCATCATCCCTTTATGATATATGAAGACGATAGTATTGAAAATGTTCAATATAAATTATGTTCTGAATTAGAAGATGAAAATCCAAATCATTATTGTTTTTTCATACAACAAAGTCTTGCAAAAAAGGATAAGAAATTGTTGTTTTCGCAAGTATTTGATTCGAAAACGACGATTTCAAGAAAACAATTTGAGCGATTTTGTATAAATACTCACCTTGATGTGAACATATATCCCCAAAAAGACGAATATACATTAGACGACTTTTCAACAATATCAAGCACACAGTTCACATATGTAGATCGATCTTTGATTTCTACAACCCGTCTTACCGAACAAGTGATCAATCCATTATTAAACAATGATAATTATATCCATACAAATAAGACGATTCGAGGTGATTTATTATTTGAGTTAGGCGAAATACATTCCAACATTATTTACGCAGTACATCTGAAAGACTACAAAAAGTACGTTGAAGGTAAACAAGAACTCATCAACGAAGAAAGCACGATACCACTCTATTTTCCACAGTGGAATCAAGAGAGTTCACTACGAGACAAATATACCATATATAACACTATGGTAAATGCACATCAATCCTTTTATAAAGGAGATTCCGAATCGCACGTATATTCTTATGTACAATTCAAGTATGATCATCAAAAAGAGTTTGTGTTTCCCAAAGATATTTTATTTAAAAAACTTCAGTGCGATTCGATGATTCCCATGACTCAGATTCATGAAGGATCGTATAGTGAAAAGATTTTCCGTTTTTTTGTAGATCATAAAGATAACCATGGGAAAAAAATACCCTATGTATCTCAAAAGGAAATTATTGCGATTGCTAAATCCGAACTCTTTCAAAAAAAAGAAAGCGTTGCTTTGTTTGTGCATTCGGACAAAATGTTTGTTAATATTGATAAACAAGGATCCATTCTCTTTTATATTAAAAATAACAAAGAAGCGTCTTTGGATTCGTTTTTTGATAGCTGTGTAAAAAAAGTCAATCTCATTATCGAAAAACTAAATCATACGATTGATCCTGTAAAAACATTTTATAAACAAATTGACAGCTTTCATGATGAAAAGATTGAATTGATGGATATACAGTTTAAGGAAACCATGAAAAATATTCCATTATCAAAATTAGAACAATCCATTAAAAAATACTTTCCAGGAATATTCCATTATAAGCGAACGGATACAGATATAAAGATTATCTATAAACGAGTATCCAATTATGATACACTTCAAGAAATGGATGAAACCATTGTTCGTATGTTTAATGAAAATGAAGAATATGATTCTATTGTTCAAGAAATAATGCCTCATTTTGCAAATGATAAGTCAAAAGCAATTGAATATGTGAAGAATAAGTTAGAGCTCATTCAAATTGACGATCATTTAGAAAGTCGTGGAGAAAATCGCCGTAAGATCAAACTAAAAAAAAACGCGGGGGTTGAAATACGAATTGTACAACAAGATCAATCGAACTTGTATACGATTTATTTTGAAAAGATGAATCATTATGAATACATGGATCACTTGTATGTATTTTGGAGCAATTTAATGACAATTGTATACGAGAAAGAGAATAAGTCTACAATTAATTCACACTTTAACACGATTGTAAAGCAACCCAAAAAGGCGGTTCAAGAGGTTATCGTAGAACAATATGAAAACAACGATGATATTTTTGATTTATTTCAAGGAGATCAGGAAGAACAATCGTTAGAAGGCGAAGAGACATCCATGGATGAATTATCTGAATCGGGCGAAGAAGAAGAAGAATCCGAAGAATCTGAGGAGGAAGAACAAGAACCACCATCTCCTGCTGTGGTACAA